AATTTTAACAGCAAACTCTAGTTCTGCTACTGGTAACTTGGGTGCATGGAACACTGGAAGCAGAACCACATACTACAGTCAAACAACTACACAAACAACCTACTATACACAGGTCAACTATTCTGGCGGTGGAGACCTATTTGGTTCAGGAACTGGTATCAGAGTTGGCGATAACAGAACAGATATAACTATATCGAGTGGTGGAACAAACTATTCAAATGGCGAAACTATTTACAAGAAAACATAACTTTTCACTTTACTAAATACTTTTTTTATGATATAATATAAGCATGATTGACTTGAAACAAATACATGAAATGTGGTCTGAGGACTGCCAAATTAATCAGCTCAAACTAGATGAATCATCTCGTGTAACACCTCAGTTGCACGCAAAATACCTTGAGCTATTGTCCACCACAAAACTACAGCTTAAACGGGCAGAGTTTGCACAGAAGTCATTATTGAAGGACAAGTGGTTATATTATAACGGAAAGATGTCACAAGAAGAACTACAAGCAAAGGGTTGGGATCCTGACCCCTTTGATGGTCTAAAAATACTGAAAGGTGAGATGGAACACTATTACGATTCGGACCCAGAAATACAAAAGTCCGAAGAAAAAATCCAGTATTACAAGACTGTCATTGAAACGCTAAGTGAGATAATAAATAATCTCAATTGGCGACATCAGACGATAGGTAATATAATCAAATGGAAACAATTCGAGTCCGGAAGCTAAATCACTCCGACTTATTAATAGAATGTGAAAACGGCGCAGCGCAGGAGTTGAATGAGTTCTTCTCCTTCTTTGTGCCAGGTTATAAGTTTATGCCTGCGTTCCGTAATAGAATGTGGGACGGTAAAATTAGACTGTTTACATTACGAGATAAAACTCTACCAGTCGGTCTGTTTTATCATTTAAAAGAATTTTGTTCAAAGAGAGATTACGAGTTAGTATCAGAGGGCGGTAAATACGGAAAGCCTGATGATATGACTCATGTAAAGCCTTCACAGCTACAAGAGTTTTTGGACAGACTTGACCTACCATTTCCGTTACGAGATTATCAGTTTGAATCTGTAGGTGAAGCTTTGGTCCGTAAAAGAGCTATACTGTTATCACCTACAGGTTCAGGCAAGTCGTATATGATTTATGCACTTGCTCGTTTCTGGACAGCGATGTTAACCAACGGTATGAATTATCCAAAAGGTGGTCGTGTACTTATTATTGTACCGACAACATCTCTTGTTGAGCAGATGTATAATGATTTTAAGAATTATGGAATGCCAGAAGGTGCCATGCATAGGATCTATTCTGGTAAGGATAAAGCCGTGGACTGTTCCTATGTAATATCCACATGGCAATCAATTTATAAACTACCGAAGGTTTGGTTCGAGCAGTTCGGTTGTGTGTTTGGTGATGAGGTTCATGGATTTAAATCCAAGTCACTGATGAACATCATGAATAAATGCACAGAAGCAGAATATAGGTTCGGAACCACAGGTACACTGGATGGGTCACAAACACATGAGTTGGTCTTACAAGGTTTATTCGGCAAAGTCTACAAAGTCACAACAACAAAGCAGTTACAAGATAACGAGACTTTGGCCCCATTATCTATCCGGAGACTCGTTCTTACTTATGGGGAAGCAATACGGAGGGATTTCGGTAAGCAGACCTACCAAGACGAGATCGACTTTATCGTTAGTCACGAAAAAAGAAATAGGTTCATCAGAAACCTAGCACTGTCATTAGAGGGTAATACTCTAGTGTTATATAATTATGTAGAGAAACATGGTAAACCTCTATTCAGTCAGATAAGGGATAAAGCAGATGAGAATCGTAAAGTTTATTTTGTGTCTGGTGAGACGGATACCGCCGACCGAGAAGCAATACGAGGCATTGTGGAAGGAATGTCAAACGCGATCGTTGTGGCTTCACTAGGTACGTTTTCAACAGGGATAAATATTAGGAATCTGCATAATATTATATTTGCCTCACCAAGTAAGTCACAGATTCGAGTACTACAAAGTATTGGTAGAGGTCTAAGAAAAAGTGATGATGGAAGGATAACCACCTTATATGACATATCAGACGACCTTAGTTGGCAAAAGCGGAAAAACTATTCACTTATGCATTCGTGGGACCGTATGAAAATTTACCAACGTGAACAATTTGATTACAAAACAACAGTGATAGACCTATGAACCTGAAACAATTTAAACTAACAAATGATGACGAGATTGTCTGCGAAGTAGTAGAGGCTCCAAATGAAGATACTGGTGACATTATTATCCGTAAGGTGTTGAAAATCTTTTCAGCCGAGGACTATGATAATAATGTACGGTACTATTCTTTTAAGCCTTGGATCTCTTTTCAAGATGATATTGATAACCTAAGTGTACTCAATATAGGTCACATTATTGGTGAAACCAACCCATCAAAGACTCTTACCTTGCACTACTCTGGTGCTATCAAAGAAGTTGTCAAATCACAAAAAGGTAAAAAAGAAATGAGCCTTGATGAGATTCTAATTGACACCGCTGATATGTCACAAGAAGAAATACAAGCGTATTTATCAGAAAGATTTTCAGAGGACGATGATGATTTAATTGCTCGTGTAGATTCCGATGAGCCTAACATTATACATTTCAGACCACCAACGGATACCAAACATTAATGTCTACTTTAATTACAAATTTACCTAATCAGAAAGTATATGTTCGTAAAGAATACCTTATGGATCACCAGGAAGGACATGGTGAGTTTGTAGAAGGGCATTGGGTGACCGCCAAATCAATCCCAGGTCGCGCTTTCTACTTTGAAACATATCTACCTCATTATGGTGCACTATATGATAAACTACCAATCAGTGCTTTTGTTTCTGAGCCAAAAACGCCGGAACCAGATTTGACTTTGCCTAACCTTCAGTTTTGGAACTGTATGGACTACGGAGTAACTTCCATTTATAAGCAGTTTATCGGTTCTATGGATTTTGAAATTCGAACTAGAGACCAGGGTAACATGTATGGTACATATATATGCACGCTGGATAACTATCATGCACAATCCGATGAAGTTGATTACTCTACTTCGGAGGTGCCAGAGGAACATAAATCGTTTAATCTTATTGAACTCGAAAATGGACAATATGCATTATATCCTAACAATAGAATGAGAGTCTATGACAACTCGCTCACGCCAGAAGAGCCAATGATGCCAGACTTCAAAGTTTCGACTGATTTCTACCAAGTAGAATCCGGTAACAAATACCGATTGGGTGATACCGAAGAGTATTACTATGAGGCCAAAAAGTAGTATCCCTTCCCTTCCCCGGTATATACCTTAATTATAACACACTTTGTTGGTATTGTAAACCCATAGTTTAATGCTTTTATAAGCAAATTTTTATATTTACATTATCCGTGAAGTTTGATATAATATACATGATGAAAGGATTATGAAATGCCACGCAGAAATAAACAGAGCGCACATTATGTGAACAACGCTGAATTTTCTCAAGCAGTGGTTGACTATGTTACTAAGGTCAACGAGGCCAAAGAAGCAGGAAAACAACTTCCAATTGTACCAGACTATGTAGCTCAGTGCTTTCTTAGTATCGCTGAGGGTTTATCACATAAATCTAATTTTATTCGCTATACATATCGCGAAGAGATGGTCATGGATGCTGTGGAGAACTGCTTGAAAGCCGTCGAGAATTATAACTTAGAAGCAGCCACACGTACGGGTAAGCCCAATGCATTTGCATATTTCACACAGATAACATGGTATGCATTTTTACGCCGTATCGCTAAAGAAAAGAAACAACAAGAAATTAAGTTAAAGTATCTAACTCGGTCAGGTGTCGAAAACTTCATTGACAACGAAGCCGGGGATGATATGAGCCAGTATGTTGTTGGAGCATTTGTGGACACATTACGTGACCGTATTGAAAAAGTACGGCATGTTGACACAGAGGTGAAACAATATGTCAAAGAAGAGAAACAACGTAAGAAAAGATCGGTAACTGCTGACTCTGATCTACAGGAGTTTATGCAGTGAAGGTAGCAGTACTGAATGATACACATTGTGGTATCCGTAACTCATCTGAGATATTTCTAAACAACGCTGCAGACTTTTATGGTAATGTCTTTTTTCCATACTGTGAGGAACATGACATCAAGCAGATTGTACATCTTGGTGACTACTATGACCACCGTAAATTTGTAAACTTCAAAGCACTTAACCACAACCGTAAAGTGTTCTTGGATCCTATGCGTAAACTTGGAATGAGAATGGATATCATCCCAGGTAACCATGACACATACTACAAGAACACCAATGATCTAAACTCATTAAAAGAGCTACTTGGTTACTACATGAATGAGGTACACATCATCATGGAACCTAAGGTTATGGAATATGGCTCACTCAAGTTGGCTATGATTCCGTGGATTAACCAAGAGAACTATGACTCTACCATGAAGTTTATCGAAGATTGTAAAGCGGATTGGTTAGGTGCCCACCTTGACCTAGCGGGCTTCGAGATGATGCGTGGGGTCAAGAATGTCCATGGTATGGACCACAAGCTGTTTCAGAAGTTTGAGCAAGTACTGACTGGGCATTTCCATGTAGGTTCTAAGCAAGACAACGTCTGGTATCTAGGTTCACAGATGGAGTTTTTCTGGTCCGATGCAGGTGACCCAAAATACTTCCACGTCATTGACACAGAGACTCGTGAGATAGAGCGTGTGAGAAATCCACATACTTTATTTCATAAAGTTATTTACAATGACGAGCAAATGGATTATAATACTTATGACGTTTCACAAATGAAAAAGAAGTTTGTGAAGGTAGTCGTAGTAAACAAGAAGGATACATTCTCGTTTGATAGATTTGTTGACCGTATTCAGTCTGTGGATATCCATGAACTGAAGATTGCGGAAAACTTCAATGAGTTTATTGGTGAGAATGTGGAGGATGAGGCAATTGAGTTTGATGACACACCTACCATTGTGGATTCATATGTTGATGGTGTGGATACAGATTTGGATAAAGACAAAATCAAAATCCAAATGCGAGAACTCATGACAGAGGCACAAGCACTAGAAGTAGCATGATTGAATTTAAATCTGTCCGGTGGAAAAACTTTCTTTCCACTGGCAATAATATGACCGAAATACAACTGAACAAAGCAAAGTCTACCCTAGTGGTAGGACATAACGGTGCTGGCAAGTCTACTATGCTAGATGCTGTATCATTTGCTTTGTTTGGTAAACCACATAGAAACATAAATAAACCTCAACTAATCAACTCTATCAATAACAAGAATTGTTTGGTTGAGGTAGAGTTCCAAATCGGCAACGGCGCCTTTAAGGTTGTACGTGGTATCAAACCTGGTGTCTTTGAAATTTGGAAAAACGGCACGATGATAAACCAATCATCTCATGCCAAAGAGTACCAGAAGATCCTTGAGCAGAACATCTTGAAACTCAACCACAAGAGTTTCCATCAGGTGGTCGTGCTTGGTTCCTCATCCTTTATTCCGTTCATGCAACTGGCCGCTGGTCATAGACGAGATGTTATTGAGGATCTTCTGGACATCAATGTTTTTAGTAAAATGAACCTGATACTGAGAGAGAAACAAAATGTTCTCAAAGATAAGTTACAAGACCTGAATTACAAGATTGACATTCAAAACAACAAGATCGAAACACAGGAAAAGTATATCCGTGACATTCGGTCTGTAACTGAAGAGAACAGGAAGGAATATGAATCTCGGATATCAGCATCGCAGGATAACATCGATGCACTACAAGCTCAGAATAGTGAGCTTAGCATGGGCCTCGAAGAAGATCTTCGAAGTACCGAGGAAAGGATGGAGACTTTATCTAATCAACGCCAGGCCCTTATGCTCAGAGGTCAGGATATTCAGACGAAGTCAAAAGAAATTGCCAAACGTGCCATGTTTTTTGAGGAGAATGAGGTATGTTCCGTATGCGACCAAGCCATCACAGACTCGCATAAACATGGCATTCTCGATGCAGCGAAATCAGAAGCAAAGGCCTTACAATCCCAACGCACTGAGGTCAGTGAGGCGGGGTCCAAGGTGGAGGAAGAGATTAGCCAGACCAGCGAGTTACTTCGAACGCTACGATCTAAAGTATCTCAACTCGGTGAGAACAACAGAGAAATCTCTAGCCTCCAGAACCAAATTTCTGAATACCAATCATCATTAGAAAAAGATGTAGGTGCAGACTTAAATAAAGCCAAGAACGATTGTGAAACTCTACGGACAGAGAAGCAGTCGTTCTTGGAAAAGAAGTTTGAGGTCAGTGAGCAGTTTAACTATAATTCTGTTATGTCAGAGATGTTAAAAGATACTGGTATCAAGACTAAAATCATCAAGCAGTATCTACCTGCTATCAATAAGTTAACTAATACTTATCTGCAGACTTTGGACTTCTTTGTACATTTCAACTTGGATGAGTCATTTCAGGAAACCATTCGGTCTAGACATCGTGATGCATTTACTTATGACTCTTTTAGTGAAGGTGAAAAGCAACGTATTGACCTTGCTTTACTATTCACATGGCGACAGATAGCCAAGATGAAAAACTCTGTTGCCACCAACTTGCTCATACTCGATGAAACATTTGACTCATCACTAGACCATGATGGTGTAGAAAACCTACTGAAGATTTTGTACACACTTGGTGATGATACCAATGTCTTTGTGATATCACATAAGGGTGAAATCCTAGACGGTAAGTTTGAAGACAAAATCGAGTTCAAGAAAGAAAGAAATTTCAGTAAAGTTGCATAAAAAAAATATGTTAAAAATAATAAAAACACTTTACATATCCATGAGCATATGTTATAATACTAATAGTTTTTTAACACAACCGCGGAGACCTATATTATGGAATTACAAGAGCAGACCTTAAATGTTCTCAAAAATTTCTCGGATATTAATCCGAATATTCTAATCAAAGAAGGTAGCACAATCAAGACTATCAGTGAGGCCAAGAATGTACTTGCCACTGCTATTGTTGATAATGAGTTTACCCAGTCATTTGGCATCTATGACCTAAAAGAGTTCATCGGTGTCTTATCTTTGGTCGATCAACCTTCACTCAAGTTTGCAGAAGAGTCTGTAACCGTGAGTGACCAGAGTGGTCGTTCCAAAATTCGGTATTTCTTCTCACCAGAAGAAACGCTGACATCACCTCAGAAAGATATCAACATGCCTGAGTGTGAGGTCCAATTTGTTTTGGACAATGACACTCTTAATAAACTGCGCAGTGCCGCTTCCGCCTTGGGTCATACCGAGGTGTCGGTCACTCCAGGTGATGGTGTGTTGACTCTTTCTGTGGTCGATAATGAAAATGCTACATCCAATGCATATTCCATTGATGTACCATATACTTCAAAGCCAGAAACACCATTTACGTTTGTGATAAATATCGGTAATCTTAAAATCATTCCGGGTGATTATGAGGTGAGTATCTCATCCAAATTGATTTCGGAATTTAAAAACAAAGAAGTAAATGTCCGTTACTGGATTGCTCTCGAGAAAACATCAACATTTGGAGTTTAATATAATGTCTGATAAGTATGATGAGCTTATGAAGCTCGCTAACCAAGTATCCCGTTCTACTGTTGCCGTAGTTGATGCTGTAACACAACGTGGAGGCTTTAAAGGTGAGGAATTGTCCACTATTGGTCAACTGCGTGACCAGGCAATCCAAACCATCTCTATTGTAGAGAATCTTCAACAAGATGCTGCAATGGAAACCGAAGAATAGAGTTTACATTCAAACTCGTGTGTGATATAATAATTTTTTGTAATGGAGTTTTGAATGGACCAATTTCTTTGGGTGGAAAAGTATCGCCCTAAAACAGTATCGGAATGTATCCTACCAGATACACTGAAGAATACATTCCAAAAGATGGTAGAGACTGGTGAGTTAACCAACATGTTATTCACTGGTTCTGCCGGTCTTGGTAAGACTACGGTCGCCAAGGCTTTATGTAACGAGCTTGATTTAGACTATATTGTCATCAACGGATCCGAAGAGGGCAATATTGACACTCTCCGTGGTAAAATCAAGCAGTTCGCCAGTACGGTCTCACTTCAAGGTGGCTACAAGGTTGTAATCCTTGATGAGGCTGACTATCTGAACCCACAGTCTACTCAACCGGCTCTTCGTGGTTTCATTGAAGAGTTTGCCAACAACTGTCGGTTCATACTGACCTGTAACTTTAAAAACCGTATCATTGAACCATTGCACTCTCGGTGTGGTGTCTATGAATTTGGTTTCGGTTCCAAGGCTGTGGCTACTGCATGTGCAGGTAAGTTTATGGCTCGTGCCGAACACGTATTACAAACCGAAGGTATTACCTATGATAAGAGCACACTTGCTGAACTTATCATGAAGCATATGCCTGACTGGCGTCGTGTGTTAAATGAGTTACAGAGATATTCACTATCAGGTGCCATTGATGAAGGCATCTTGGTCAGTGTCTCAGATAAGACGTATGACGATTTATTCATCCATTTGAAAACAAAAGATTTCAAAAAGATGCGTTCTTGGGTTGTAAACAATATAGATACAGATGCGTCTGCAATTTTTCGTGCTATCTATGATCGGATGTCCGATAAGGTAACACCGGCATCAATACCTCAGCTTGTGTTGATCCTTGCAGATTATCAGTATAAAAATGCATTTGTTGCAGACCACGAACTAAATGTTGTTGCATGTCTTACGGAGGTGATGGCCAATGTTGAATTTAATTAGACTATACACTCAAAATAACTGTCCATATTGTGTCATGATGAAGGATAAACTGGATTCATGGGGCATGAAGTATGAGGTTATCAACGTCAGTAATGACAAAGATGCCAAGATGTTTCTGAAAGAAAATGGTCATCGGACAGTACCTCAAGTTTACTATCGTGATGTTCATCTGAACAAAGTTGACACCGTTGATTTTACTAAACAGATTATGTTTGCAGAAATGATGCTAGCATATGAGGAGAATGACTCTGGTGTGGAGATGTTCGGATGAAGCGTGCTTGGACTATTTGGTGCAAGACTATCGGGAGTAAAATAACAGATGATAATCGTGAAAATGACATCGCAGCAATCATCCGTACTGTATGGGTTATTACTCACATGGTCGCTTGCTTTTTTATTATCGCTCATAATGGTATAAAGATTGGTTGGTTCTAATGAATCCGTTTGAATATGTAAATGCAATTAATATGACAAAGAAGGACATCATGGTAGATGACCTTGCCGAGAAAGCATATAATCCGTTTATGATTAATCGGTCTTTGTCATATTTCCAAGACACCGTGCTTTATGCTAATGAAATGAATGTTAACCATACCATTGACAAACGCCTACAATTTGACTTTTTTATAAATATGATTAGGAAACGGAAAAGATTTTCCAAATGGCAAAAGTCTGTTTCCGATAGTGACGTGGAAGTAGTCAAGGAATATTATGGTTACAGCAATGAAAAAGCCAGACAAGCCTTGACCCTTCTTACAAGTGAACAACTAGATGTATTGAAACAGAAGGTTTATAAAGGTGGAAGAAAATAATATTGTAGAGTGGGCACCTTCCTCTATGCTAGAGGTTACTCTTAACGAACCAGATGATTTTCTAAAGGTTCGTGAGACACTCACACGTATCGGTGTCGCATCACGCAAAGACAAGAAACTATATCAGTCTTGCCATATTCTGCACAAACAGGGCAGATACTTCATTGTGCATTTTAAAGAATTATTCTTGTTGGACGGCAAAAAATCCAATCTAGAAGAAAATGATATTGCTCGTAGGAATACAATTGCTCAACTAATGTCAGATTGGGGATTGATTACCATTGAGGGTTCATCAGCTGAACCTCTTGCTCCTATGAGACAGATCAAAATTATACCTTATCGGGAAAAACAAGAGTGGGAACTTTGTCCAAAATATAATATAGGAAGTAAACAGTAATGAAATTTATATATGATGCATGGAATGTGATTATGGATCACAAAGCAAATCCATTGAGTAATATTCAAGATTTACAAGTTAGACACATCGTGATGCAATTCCTTGCATGGATGTGGTGTATTATCTTTTCTATGAGCATTGGGTCTATTACCGTCTTTGGTGTCAGCGCAGTTGCTCATGCTTTGTTGATTGCTGGTATCGTAGCTACGGTAGGTGTATTTGAAACAGCAAAGCGTAAACCAGAGGTTTTTAAGTTGCGCTCTGGATATCACAGTGTAAGCCGCAGTCGCCAATACATGTGGGTCAACGGACAGATGGTTCAATTGGACCCACGTGATCCAGGCGGAGAGCACGAATAGTATATATAGTAATACGGACTTGATTGTCCGTTGGGGATGCCGAATAGTTCGGGTCCCCCTTATAACCTTGCAAGTCATTGGAGGTACATATGACTGGATTTACTTACCCACGCAGTGGGTTTATCGGTTTCGACCACATCTTCGACCAGCTTGAGAACATTCACAAGCATG